AGACGTGTGCTCTTCCGATCTTGCGGTGAGGTACTTCTGCTATACGATACTGAATAATAAGACCGTGAAAGTCAGAAAGAAATCCGATTATGGATTACATTAAGGAGGTGATGAAATTGTACATATACACGATGCCCCGCGAGAACTGGGACGAGACGAACCCGGATAAGCAGGCGATCCGCACATTGATTGTCAAGCACCGCCGGGAAGCGAACCGGCTGCGAAAGTCCATGAAATACTATGAAGGGGAGCACAAGATCCTGACAGAGAGCCGCAAAACAAAGCTGGTGTGCAACCATGCAAAGGATATCAGCGACACGGCCAGCGCCTACTTTATCGGTAATCCGATCTCGTACAACGGAGATGGCGATATTACACCGCTCATTGATGCCTTTGAGATGGCCGGCGCCGATGAGGCTGATGGAGACAACGGCCTTGATCTGTCAGTGTACGGTCGGAGCTATGAGTATATCTATCCGATGGAGGGCGAGACTGATCTGACGATTAAGAACCTGTCTCCGGAAAATACCTTCATGGTCTATGATGATACGATCGAGCAGAAGGAGTTATTCGCGGTCTATTACTATGCAAAGAAAGATGATTCTGACAGGAAAAGAACCATTTACGTAGCTACCGTACTGACAGAACATTATAAATGGGTGCTTAACATTGAAAATATCGACAGCCCGCAGGCGTTACTTGAAGAGCCGACACCGCATTATTTCGACGAGGTTCCGGTGATAGAGTACTTAAACAACAAGCTTGCGATCGGTGACTTCGAGCTCCAGATCCCGCTGATCGATGCCTATAACGCGCTGATGAGTGACCGTATCACGGACAAGGAGCAGTTTATTGATGCAATCCTGGCGCTGTACGGGGCCATGCTGGGAGATGATGAGGCAAAGGACGCAGACGGCAGGACGGCCGCGCAGAAGCTTAAGGAGGATCGTTTAATGGAGCTTCCGAAAGATGCGAAGGCTGAGTACATTACCCGGACATTCGATGAATCCGGCGTGGAGATACTTAAGAAAGCCATTGAACAGGATATCCACAAGTTTTCTCATATTCCTTGTATGACCGATGAGTCCTTCGGTGGGAATGTCAGTGGTGTAGCCATGGAATTTAAATTGCTAGGCATGGAGAACATCACAAAGATTAAAACGCGGTATTACAAAAGGGGATTGCGGAAGCGTTTAAGGCTGTTTGCGGCCTGGCTGTCAAAAAGTAAATCCGTCCAGGTTGATGTGTCCGGCATAACTCCCACATTTACGCGGGCGATGCCGAAGAACCTGCTGGAGATAAGTCAGATAGTGGCGAACCTCTGGGGCAAGATCAGTAAGAAGACGCTGTTGTCACAGGTGCCATTTGTCGAGAATGTAGATGATGAAGTTGCTGCGGTGGAAACAGAGGCGCAGGAAGCCGCGAAACAGCAGATGGAACTGTTCGGCCTTGGCAGCAATACGCCGCCGGACGATGAGGAAGAGCCAAAGAAGAAAAAGCCGGGTGAGGTAGATGAGTAGTGCATCATACTGGGAGCGGCGCAAGGCACAGCGGATGTTTGAGTACATGCAGTCTGCGGAGGACACGGCGGACGATATCGCAAAACTGTACCTGAGATCTTCCGGGTATCTCAGTGCCGAACTGGATAAGATCTTCGAGCGATACAAACGTAAGCACCATCTGACTGATGCAGAGGCTTACAGGCTGTTGAATTCCCTGCATGATAAAACATCATTGGAGGAACTGAAAGAGGCTCTGCGGGCTGGTGACGGTGTCAAAAAGGATATTCTGGCGGAGTTGGAAAGCCCGGCATATCAGGCCAGACTGGAACGGCTCCAGCAGCTTCAGAACCAACTTGATCTGACTATGCGTGAGGTATACAAGCAGGAAAAGGCCAGAAATACCAGTCATTATGTGGACCTTGCCAATGAGGCGTATTACAGGTCCATTTTTGATATTCAGCAACAGACAGGCCTCGGTTTTAGCTTTAATCTTGTTGATCCGGAAGTGATCGATCGGGTTATCAACAGCAAGTGGTCAGGAGCCAACTACTCAACACGTATCTGGCATAATACACAGGCTCTTGCACAGGATTTGAAAGAGGAACTGCTGGTTAATCTGGTTACTGGCCGGACTGACCGGGAGGTGGCTGAAATCATAGCAAATAAGTACGCCCAGGGATCCAGCAACGCGCGGCGCCTGGTGCGGACGGAATCCTGCAATCTGGCGAACCAGATGGAGATGCAGTCCTATGAGGAATGCGGGATAGAGAAATACCGGTTCGTGGCTACTTTGGACTTAAGAACATCTTCTGTCTGCCGGAAGTTGGACGGAAAGACCTTTCCTGTGTCAGAACAGCAGCCGGGGAAAAATTGTCCGCCGATGCATCCGTGGTGCCGGTCTACAACGATCTGTGTGATCGATGAGATGAATATGGCAGGAATGACGCGCAGGGCCAGAGATCCGGTGACAGGGAAGACGAATACGGTTCCGGCTGATATGACTTATAAGCAGTGGTACGATAAAAATGTCAAAGGTAATTCAGAAGCCGAGGCAAACGAGAAGATGATTCAGAATCGGTCATCTGATAAGCGGCAGTATGAAAAATACAAGGAAAAACTGGGGAATAAAGCGCCAGAAACCTTTGATAAGTTTCAAAAATTGAAGTATAATGATATTAACGGATATAATGATTTAAAAGAGACAGTTGCAAATCAAGAAAAAGCTGATAAATTCCTTGAGAAGCTTTATTCCGGTGATATTAACACCAACATAAAGAGGGTTAAACAGCAGGAGCATGTTCAGGGAACAAAAGCGTGGAACAAAAGAGTTAAGGATTCCATCAAACAGGGTAAAACTTTTCCGAGCATATTTAGTAGAGAGGAATCAATTGAAAAATTGGTTCAGATTTATAAGGGAACAGGAATCATTGATTTTAAAAAGAATCAGGATTACCCGATTGAGTACATAACGGCTGACCATGTTGTAGGAAGATGTTTTAATACCGGAACAGGAAAATATGAAGAAACGAAACGCTTTGCGATCCGATATTCTTCTAAGGGAGTGCATTTACATCCAGTAAAGGAGGTGTAGAAAATGCCATATAAGCCCCAAATGCCACCTAAAATGAATGCAATTTATCTATTGGGTGAAGAAAATAAATGTGCATTGGTAAAATTAAAAGATGGCAGAACCATACAGTGTCGCGCTGATTGCTATTGTTATGTAGGTGACGACGAAGATGAAGATGTGGATGTTCTGGCATTACATGTTTTTTATAAAGGATTTGACACTGGAGAAATTTTGGTAGAAGATGATATCGAGAGTGTAGAAGCTTTGTAGATACCACCAGTCAGTAAATGGCCGGTGGTATTTTATTGGAATAATTGAGGTAACAGCACGCAGGATTACCCTGGGTGTTATTTTTATGCCATGGCCCGGGCACTGAACGGGCTGGGGCGGGAAGGATAGATAAGATATGAGAAAGACAGGAATTACGGGGATCCCCCCAAAGATGAATTTGCAGTTTTTTGCAGAAAGCGGAGACACTGCCGGCGCGGATCAGGGCGAAGGCGGTGGAGCTGAAAACAGCAATGAGTCTGCCAGTGGCGATCAGGGCAACACAGAGGGTGCCGGAAAAGAGCTAAAAAGTTTCGATGATCTCTTACAGAATAAAGATTATCAGGCAGAGTTTGACCGCCGTGTCCAGAAGGCCCTGGGGACCGCGAAAGAGAAATGGACGGCCCTCATGGACGACAAGCTTTCCGAAGCTGATAAGCTGGCAAAGATGAACAAAGAAGAAAAGGCGGAGTACCTGCGGCAGAAGCAGGAAAAGGAACTGAAGGACCGGGAAGCAGCAATCACGCGCCGGGAGTTGATGGCCGAGGCAAAGAATACGCTGGCAGAAAAGAAATTGCCTGTAGGGCTTGCAGAGGTACTCAATTACGCTGATGCAGATTCATGCAACAAATCCATTGAAGCGGTGGAAAAAGCCTTCCAGGAGGCGGTAGAGATGCGGGTGCAGGAACAACTGAAAGGTGGTGTGCCACCAAAGAAAGCCCCACAGGGAATGAGTTTCACAAAGGAACAGGTGGCGGCAATGACACCGGAAGAAATCAATGAAAATTGGGATTCTATTTCCCAGTCCATGGCAACATGGAACAAATAAGAAAGAGAGGTAAGAGATTATGTCAGTAACAAATTTTATCCCCACAATATGGAGCGCAAGGCTGTTAAGACACCTTGACAAAAAGCATGTGTATGCGAATCTCCTGAACAGAGACTACGAAGGGGAAATCAAGAACTTTGGTGATACAGTGAAGATCAACCAGATTGGTGATGTTACCATTAAAAATTATCAGAAGAGCACGGATATTGAAGCGCCAGAAGAACTGAGTGGAGAACAGTTAATGTTGACGATCGATCAGGCGAAGTACTTTAATTTCGGAATCGACGATGTGGATGCAGCGCAGGTAAATCCGAAACTGATGGATAAGGCCATGATGCGGGCAGCCTATGGTATGAACGATGTAACAGACAAGTTCGCGGCCAATCTTCTATATGTTGGGTCCGATGCAGGCAACACGTTGGGAACAGATGATTCTCCGATTGTGCCAACTGCCGCCGACGCATATGACACGCTTGTAGACTTATCCACGATTTTGACGGAGGCTAATGTACCTATGGATAGCCGCTGGGTGGTTATTCCCGCATGGCTCCATGGCATGTTACTTAAAGACAAACGTTTTGTTGGTAATGGTACTGATTACAACAAGGCGATTCTGGAAGGCGGCGAGGTTGGTGTGGCTGCCGGATTCCGTGTAAGCCTTTCTAATAACGTACCGAATACTTCCGGTGCGAAATATAAGATCATCGCAGGAACCAATGAGGCCGGATCCTATGCGGAGCAGATTTTAAAAACAGAAGCATACCGCCCTGAGAAGAGATTCAGCGATGCTGTAAAGGGGTTGCATGTGTACGGCGCGAAGGTGTTGCAGCCTAAGTGTCTGGCAGTGCTTACTGCTAACCGTAAATAGGAGGAGCGGATATGTATATCAGGAACAAGAGCGGATTAATTCAGGAATGTCATAATGAGGACGTGATACGCACCTGCCAGAAGGACATAGAACACTTTACCGTTGCAGAGAACCGGGAGAGCCTTACTGCAAAAGAGGCCGTTAATAAGCCGGAGGAAAAACCAGAACTGAAAAAGATGAAAGTCGATGAGCTGCGCGCCATGGCAAAGGAAAGAGGAATCGAGGGAGCGGCATCATTGAATAAAGAGGAGCTACTGGCGGTCCTGAAGGGGTGATCAAAGTGACCGAAGTCGAAAAATTGAAACTGCTGACAGGGGAGGGCGACGAGGATCTGCTCTCCCTTTTGCTGTCGGACGCAGAAGAGTTTGTGCTGGGTTACACGAATCGCACCGAACTTCCCGCGGCACTGAATAAACCAGTTCGGGATCTGGCTGTGATTGCATACAACCGGTTAGGTACTGAAGGAGAGACTGGCAGAAGTGAGGGCGGGGAAAGCTACAGTTTTGATACCGCGCCAAAGCAGATATATGACGTATTGGACCAGTACAGGCTGGTAGGAGTCGGAGGCAGACGATATGAGGCTAAAACAAAGCAGGCTGAAACTGTACAGCCATAGGCAGGCGATACCGGGAAAGGATAATGAAGGCAACTCGTACACAAAGTATGGGCTGCCTTCTTCTTTTGAGGCGGAGGTTTGGCCGGGAGGTGGGAAGCTGCAGGCGGAGATGTACGGCCAGCGTGTCAACCATATCCAGAACTGCCGGATTAATGCCAGATATGAGGTTATAGCCGATGAAAAAGGCCGTGTCAGTTATCGGATCGGCAGCATGACGCTGCAGGAAGGTGATGGTATCTGCCTAAATGTCCCGGAAGACCACGAACCGGATTACCGGATCATTGCCATCCGGCCGTACCGGTATCTGACATTGGAGGTTGAGCGCATATGAGTGAGACCATCAAAGGATTGGATAAGCTGTTGCAGAAGTACGGGAGCCTGGAGGCTGCGGCGGAACATGGAGTAAAGAAGGCGATAGGCCAGGGAACAAAGATCGCGCAGGCCGGAGCCGTACTGATGTGTACGGTAAATGACGGAGAACTGCGGCAGAGCATCAAGACCAGAGTAACGGTGGAGGAAGATCGGGTAATAGGTACTGTGTATACTAACAAAAAGTATGCGGCCTATGTGGAATTGGGAACCGGTCCTCGTGGTCAGGCTGACCATGCGGGCATCTCTCCCGAAATAACACCCGCCTATTCTCAATCACCCTGGTGGATCCATGAGAGCCAGATCGATGCGGAGACGGCAGAGAAATACCACTGGTTCTACATTGATACAGAACAAGGACGCTTCTATCAGTGTTCAGGCCAGCCCGCACAACCGTTTTTATATCCTGGACTGAAAGACAACGAAGAGATCATCTGTCGTAAGATAAACGATGTACTGACAGATGAGATCAGAAAGGCAAGCAGATGATTAATGTAAAAGACGAAGTATATGCGGCCCTCTGTACGGTAACAGAGAATGTTACTGATTATTACCCGCGAAGCATGGAAGAGGACATCTCGATCCAGTACATGGAAGAGGATAACAAGGTTGCAGAAGAGTCCGGCCGGGGGGAAGCGAAATCGTATGTTAGGTATCGTATTGATATTTGGTCAAGAAAGAGTACGTCTGCAACCGCGGTAGCTGTAGATGCGGCCATATCACCTCTGGGGCTTAAGCGCACCCAGTGCATGGACGTAGAAGATCCCAGCGGCTTAAAACACAAGCAGATGCGCTATGAAGGGATTATTGATGTAAGGAACAGACAGGTATATCACACAATAGGAAAGGAATGATGATATGTTAGCAAATGGAATTACTCTTGCGGTAAAGAAAAAGGGAGCGTCAGATTATGTAGAACTCCAGGATTTAAAGGAAGTCCCGGAACTGGGAGTGGACGCGGAAAAAGTGGATAACACCAGGCTGAAAGATAGTTTTAAGCATTCAGAACTCGGAATCGGAGATCCCGGCGACATGGCGTATAAGTTCGTGTACGACAACTCTAACGAGAGTTCGGATTACAGGGTTCTGCGGGCGATCGCAGACACCAAAGAAGTGGCATCATACCGCCAGACATTTCCGGACGGTACGAAGCATGAATTTGATGCATACAGCAGCATCAAGGTGGGCGGCGGTGGCGTAAATGCAGCGATTGAGTTTACGCTTACCTTAGGATTACAGAGCGACATTGTGGTCACAGACCCGACAGCATAATATAGGAGGAATGAAAAGATGAAGCAGGGATTTGATGAAGCGATTGAAGGAACGACAGAAGAGGGAAAAGTAGTAAGTCTGGAAGAAAAGAAGAAAAGGAAGGCATTTGCATTCTGGGAAGTGGACGGCCAGATATACAAGATGAAGCTGACCACCCCGAATATCTGCCGGTTAGAAGAAAAGTATAAAACGAGTTTGCTAAGCCTGTTATTCGGCTCAGGCAATGTCCCGCCGCTGTCGATTATGCTTACCATTACACAGGCTGCCATGCTCCCGTATCATCACAAGATTAAGTTTTTGGATGTACAGAATCTGTTTGATAAGTACTGTGAGGAGGGCGGCACGCAGATGACCTTCATGACAGATATCTTCATGGAAATCTATAAGGTATCCGGTTTTTTTACGGAGGATCAGGCGGAGGAGATGGACAGGAGGCTGGAAGAAGCGAAAGACCAGATGTAAGCCTTGTATCTGACATGATCGGAGATCTATATCCCCATGCGCTGGACTGCGGTATATCTCCAGAGCGTTTCTGGGAACTATCCATACCAGATATCATTGACACCATGGAGAGCTTCCGGCGCCAGGAAGAACGGAAGGCTAAGCATGAATTGATGAACCTGCATTTCCTCGCACGGGATATCGGCCAGTTTACAACCGTGGCGATCCAGGGCAGTGACAAGGTAAAAGTTATGGAGTTATGGGATTTCTTCCCAGAGCTGTTTGGCCGGGATCACGAAGAAACAGAAAAGAAGATACAGGAAAAGCAACTGGCGGAGTACAAGGCTCGGTTTAACGACTTTGCAATCCGCCATAACCATGCCAGGGCAGGAGGTGAAAACTGATGGGCGAGGGAATGACACTGGAAAAGTTACAGGTTATCATTGAGGCGCAGACGAAGCCATACCGGGACGAGGTAGAGAAGCTGAAGAAGCAGACAACGACAGCGGCGAACCATGTAGAGCGCCAGACTGCGAAGATGAAGAAGTCCTTCGGCGGCCTTGGCAAGATGGTGGCTTCCGTGTTAGGTGTTGGTGCTATCGTAGCATTTGCAAAGTCGTGTATCGATCTGGGATCAGACTTGGCAGAGGTGCAAAACGTCGTCGATGTGTCCTTTGGTAAAATGTCTGGAGCAGTAGATGCCTTCGCGAAGAATGCGATCACACAGTTCGGCTTGTCGGAACTGACAGCGAAAAAGTACATGGGTACATATGGCGCTATGGCAAAAGCCTTCGGAGTGACGGGGGAAGCCGGGTATCAGATGTCAGCAGCCATCACGGGGCTGACTGGAGACGTGGCCTCTTTCTACAACCTGTCAACGGACGCGGCGTATACGAAGTTGAAAAGCATCTTTACGGGCGAGACAGAGTCCCTCAAGGATTTGGGCGTTGTCATGACTCAGACAGCCCTCGATCAGTATGCGCTGAACAATGGCTTTGGAAAGACTACGGCCAAAATGACCGAGCAGGAAAAGGTCATGCTCCGGTATCGGTTTGTTATGAGCAGTCTTGCGGACGCTTCTGGAGACTTTGCGCGGACGAGTACTTCATGGGCCAACCAGGTGAGGGTATTATCCTTACAGTTTGAGTCTTTGAAGGCCACAATCGGACAGGGACTTATCAATGCGTTTACACCGGTGATCCGGGTGATTAATACGATCCTGGCAAAGCTTCAGACATTGGCGGCGTATTTCAAAGCTTTTACAGTCGCGATATTTGGTGATGCCGGAGGGAGCAGCGATATAGCAGACTCCATGGATTCGGCGGCAGATTCGTCGGGGGCAGTTGCTGGAAATATGGATAAAGCAGCAAAGTCCGCAAAGAAGATGAAGGATTATACACTCGGTATTGATGAATTAAATGTGTTGGATCCGAATAAAGGGAGTGGCTCGGGCGCCGGAGGTGGCGGTTCACTAGACTTTGGCGACATGTCCGGGGAACTGTTTGGAGAAGTCACAGTCAATCAGGAGATCGAAGCGGCAGTAGAACGGCTGCGTAAGGCTCTGGACGCACTGAAGGAGCTTGCAAAGCCTACGGTTGATGCTCTGAAACGTTTATGGGACGAAGGGCTTTCGCTGCTGGGGAAATTCACCTGGACGGCCTTAGAAGATTTCTGGAATTACTTTCTTGTGCCGCTTGGAAGTTGGGCGCTGGGAGAGGGATTCCCACGGTTTATTGATATCACGAATGATTTCCTTAAGACTATTAACTGGGACGCCATTAACGAGGCGTTGAAGAACTTCTGGCAGGCGCTGGAACCGTTTGCCGAAAGTGTTGGCGAAGGGCTACTTGATTTTTATGAGGATTTGAGTGATATCGGTGCTAACTTCATTAATGCTGTTGTTCCCGATGGACTTAATGCTCTCGCAGATGCAATAAAGAAAATAGAGCCAGATCAGGCAAGAGCTATTGGGTATGGTTTAGGAGTAATAGCCGCATCGATTTTAACTTTTAAAATATCGAAAAGTATTTTAGAGTTTTTCGACAAGTTCAAAGGTGTTATTTTGGCAGCTGGTGGAGCATCGACGTTTGGAATTACACTTACTCTGTCCCTTGTTGCAGCGGCGGGCGCATCCTGGGTGACCGCACTCGATCTTCTTGACCGATATGAGAATGGTACTGATGAAGAGAAAAAAGAGATTGAGGTGGGCTGGGACAAAAACAAAGAAGAGTCTAAACAGAGCGACAAGTGGGGAATGGGAAACCGCTATGGTCAGATGGCGAATTCTTCAGATACATGGAAGAACGAAGATGAAAACGCTTATTTAAGACAAATTAAGGGCATAAAACAATTTGTATCGGAGTGCAAAGAACAGTGGGATCAGAATCTGAATGATTTTGACGATTGGTTAGCAGATAGTCAAAAACGACGTGATCAGAATGTAATCGATTTTGGAAATTGGTGGGATAGTTTAAAAGAAAGTTTTAGACAAAGTTGGGATAACGCTTTAATATGGTGGGATGCTACTGTTGTTAGCTGGTGGGATGAGCATGTGGCTCCTTGGTTTACAGTTGAAAAGTGGTCAGGATTATATGATAGTATTAAGACAAGCCTTAAAACTAAGTGGGATGAAGCTGCTGGTACATGGGGCGCTGATCTACAGAACTGGTGGAATACACATGTTTCGCCATGGTTTACCCCCGAAAGATGGTCACAACTGTACAATGACATAAAAGTACAACTTAAGACTAAATGGGATTCTACAGTCGTCGAGTGGGGATCAGGTATTAAAGCCTGGTGGGGCCAATATGTATCACCATGGTTTACTCCTGAAAGATGGTCACAGCTGTATCAGAATATAAAAGTCAAATTAAAAGAAACCTGGGACAATACCGTTGGAGAGTGGAAAAATGGTATTGAGAATTGGTGGAATCAACATGTAGCTACCTGGTTTACACCTGAAAAGTGGCTTGGCATATACGAGAGTATCAAGTCAAGCCTTGGAACCACGTGGACTAATACGGTTACTGATTGGAAAAAGAATATCGGAGACTGGTGGAAAGAAGACGTAGAAAAATGGTTTAAACTTGAAACATGGACTGATATGATGAAGAAAGTACCGGATGCATTCAAGGAGACATTTAAAGGGGCTGTAAACGCGGCCGTTGCTCAACTTAACAGACTGATTGACTGGTTAAATGAAAAGTTTAATTTTAGTTACGAGGGATTAGAGCTACTCGGCAAAGAAGTTATTCCAGCGTTCAGCGTGCAGCTATTCACCATTCCTCACATTCCAGAGTTTGCAACGGGCGGTTTTCCTGAAGATGGATTGTTCATGGCCAATCATGGAGAATTGGTCGGTAAATTCTCAAATGGCCGGACAGCCGTAGCTAATAACGAACAGATAACACAAGGAATAAAGGAAGCCGTGATCGAGGGAATGAGTATCGTTATGGCTTCTTATAGTGGAAACAGTGAAGCGATTACTATCGAAACACATGTCGAGATGGACGGAAGAACAATAGTTAAGCAAACTGATAAAGTACAAAGTCGAAAAGGATTTAACTTCAAAAATCCACAAACCACATAAAAATTTTGTTGCAATCCTTCTTGCGTTTGATATACTTAAGACATATTGATTCGGGAGGGATAGCATGGATAATTTCTTTTTTGCGCTGATTTTACTGGGAATATTAAGCTTTTGTATTATGATTGTAGTTGATTTTATTCACGTTCTTATGCGAAAAAAGGTGTATGTAAAATATCTTTTAATACCAACAGCTGCATTTATTGTCGGGTTTTTCGGATTTGCGGCTACGATCAAGCCAAACACGAATAGCGATTCTGTAAAAGAAGGCCAAAGGATAGAAGAAACTACAGCAGAAACAACGACAGAAGAAACGACAACAGCAGAAATAACAACACAGGAAGAGACAACAACACAGCCAGAAACAGAGGAAACGACCACTGAAGAGGAAACTACAGTTGTAGAAACCGAAAGCGAAGATGAATTCAAGTCATTGTGCCAGGAGATCGGTTACAAGAAACTGTTAAGAACGCCAGATGAGTATGTCGGGCAGAGGATTGTGATAACAGCAGAAGTACAGCAGGTGATTGACGGTGGACTGTTTGATGATAGTAAATATTATCGCGTACAAACAGATAACAATGACTCTGGATACTATTTCGATGATGAATATTTTATGTATGATAACCGTGTCAATGATGATATGAAAATCCTTGATGGTGATGTTTTGAAAATATATGGAGAATTCACCGGACTGGAGACCATGAAACGTGTTATCACAGGATCAAAAGACGAGGTTCCAGCAATTAAGGCATATTATGTAGAGTTAATAAGCGAGTAACCCACAGCACCCCGAGCGATCAGGGTGCTTTTCTTCTGCCCGAAAGAGAGGTGATACAGTTGTTAGATGAGCGGCAGGCAACAATATACGTAAACGGCAAGCCCTTCCCTTCCCCAAAGAGAGGGCTTAATTTTATTACATCGACCATCGTCACGTCGTCTCGTAACGCAAACGGCGAGGTGGTAGGCCAGAAGGTCGGGCGCGACCAGAACAAACTTGACTCTCTTGTCTGGCCAGTACTGGACGCAGAGACATGGTCTGAAATGCTTCAGGAGTTTAATAACTTCTATGTTACGGTCAAGTTCCCTGACATGGTCGCAAACAAATGGAAGACGCTCAAAATGTATCCCAGTGACCGGAGCGCGGAACCCTACGAAGTGGACGAAAACGGGTTTCCAACAAAGTATATCAATTGTAAAGTAAACCTGATTGACTGCGGGGTGATTGATTAATGCAGACAGTGAGTCGTGGATATAAGCGGAGCATGAAAGAGAAGCTGCGGAACCGGTCCTATATCCGGGTGACGATCGGCGTTATCAACCAGCAGGCCCAGGCAAATTGTAAGATCAGTGATCCAGGCGATTACACATACTTCGCGAACCTGACAAAGCCCATGGACAATTACTCGGTGAATGAGTTGTATGCCACCTTTGAAGAGGACTACGCGCTGGCTGATGGCGTAATGCGTTTCCTGCCGCGGAATGAGTCTGATGTGATCTATAACGCCGGATTGGTGGCCAAAGACTTTGGCTCGCCAATTACACTGGTGTTTCCAATTGCCTATGATATCCGGGGGCTGACAATAAATTTTGGAAAGGCGTACCCTGTTGATTTCGATATTGAAACAGATAACAAGACCCTGAATATTACGAATAACTCAAACGAGAAATACGTGGTGGACGAGGTCTTTTTTGGTGCAACGTACATTAAGATCACACCAAAGCGCATGGTGAACGGCCAGTGCCGGCTGCGGATCCACGAGATCACTATGGGGATCGGTATCTATTTTGACAACCAGATGGTACTCTCAGCAAAACGCAAGGAGTACATCAGTCCAATATCTGAGGAGATGCCAACAATAGATTTTAGCCTGACGGTAGACAACCGGAACCGCTCCTTTGATGTCGAGAATGATGCAAGTGCTGTGAACTTTCTGGAAGACGGCCAGATCGTGGAAGTAATGTACGGATACGAACTTGACGATGGAACCATTGAATGGGTACCGGGAACCAACCTGTTGCTGAAGGAGTGGGAGGCGGACGACGAAGAAATGAGCCTGACAGCCGTGGATCGCTTCGAGCCGATGGGAAATACTTATTACCGCGGCATGTACCGGACAGAGGGGATCAGCCTTTATGATCTGGCTGTCGATGTGTTGACGGATGCCGGATTCGAGGCCAGGGAGTACGAGCTTGACCGCTATTTGCGATCTGTCAGTGTAAGGAACCCTATGCCGCCAGTAACGCACAAGGAAGCCTTGCAGATCATTGCGAATGCTGGGCGCTGCATAATCTTCCAGGATCGCGAAGGAATGATACGGATTAAGGCAGCCTTTAATATTACGCTGTCGCCGCGTATGACGGCAAGATCGGATAACGCCGAAGCGTATGCTAATACACAGTCAGTGTTGACTGCCACAAATCGTGTGAGGTATGCGGACTTTGGCCATGACTCGATACAGGCAGATGGCACAGCCTACTTTCTTCCGCGCGCTGGGAAATATCTCAATACAGGGTATGTTAGCCGGGAGATATCCGGAGCTAACGGCCGGTTTGCAAGTAATCCAATCGTGGAGATCACGCTGGAGGCAGCCATCAAGTTTTTTGGGCTGCATCTGGAATTTGAAGGAAACCCGCCGGAGGCTATGACGATCCACACGTACAAAGACGGTGTTTTACTGGAAAGCTATGTGGTCAATGCGGGAATCGATGCACGAACTGATATAGACCATGAATTTCCAGAAGCTGACAAATATGTCTTAGAGTTTACCAAAGCACAGCCGTATAACCGTGTCAGCTTATGGCATGTCTCCTTTGGCGAGATCACGGACTACACGTTGGAATACAGCACAGACCTGACAAAGACACCAAAGGGCAAGCAGCTGGAGAAGGTCAAGGAAGTCCAGATCATTAAGACATCGTACCAACAGGGCGTTGAGAAGAAGGAGCTCTTTAAGGATCAGATCATTGTAACCAACGGGACCTATACGGTGTATTTGAGCAACGCTTCACACGGCTTCGAAACGTCTGTCGGGAGTATAACAGCATATAGCGCATATTACGTTACAGTGAGCCTTCCAGGCGTTTCTGATGGCACTCAGATGGAACTGACCATTACAGGGTATGAATACACCCAGTCAGCGAGCCGGTACGTGAAACAGATCAATACAACCGGACGCGTGACGGAATGGTCTAACCCGTTGGCAGATGATATACTGGCGCCTGATCTGGCGGACTGGATTGGTGATTACTATTATTCCAACCGGGAATACGAACTACCTTATCGTGGAGATCCCCGGATTGACGGCAATGATATCCTGTATCTGGAAAACCAGTACGTGGAGAATCTACAGATCCGGGTGTACGAGCACAGTCTTGATTTTAACGGTGCACTGTCTGGAACGATAAAGGCGAGGAGGGATATGTATGTGGCAAGAACCGAAACTTAACTGGAAGAAAGTCGATCCCATTAATATAGAAGATTACAACCGCATAAAGAATAATCTGGCAGAACTCCGGGAGACAGCGATACGCTTATACCCGGAGTTTTCCATTACTGTTAATCCGGACAAAGCGCGGAGCGACTATCCATATGCGGATGAAATTAATCAGTTGGAGGATAACCTGGAGGCGATCCGGATCCACACATACCCATTCACGACAGGGCAGCGGCGCACATATTACGATAATCAACCGTACATCGACTGGCAGGAGCTCAACCGCCTGGAATCAGCCACGCTGCTGATCCACGATAACTTACAGGGCCAGGCAGAGGGCAAGCGGCGGTTATCATTTAGATTAGGAGGTTTAAGACTTTGAAAACAGACTGGAAAGACGATATCTTCACCCGCCGGAAGCTCCGCATGGTAGACAACGGAGACGGCACGGTTACGCCGGAGGACGCCACGGAGTATACCCAGCGAGGGGATTTGTTCGGGGCGAAGGAACTCAATACGATTGGCGAGGAAGTAAATGAGATAAAAAAATCTGTCAGTGATGGAAAAGCCCTTGTTGCCGCAGCCATCACTGCAAAGAGAGTAGCAACGGCGGCGACAGCGACATTTAAGGAGATGGCAGCCAATATCGGACGCATTGTATTGGGATCCGGGAATGCACAGCCGGCGGATGTACTGGCCGGGAAGACCGCCACCAATGACAGCGGCGTGGAGTTTACGGGGACTATGCCGAACAGAGGCTGGAACGCAGGTGACGCGATATCAATCGCAAACTCTAATTCCGTCGCAAATAAAATGTATGCTAAATTTCCAGCCGGTGCATATTTTGATGAATCCGCAGGGAGTCCGGGAGGAGCAGTATATCTCCCCTATAATACGCTGGCATCAGCGATTGGGCTTAACCCGGATTATATGATAGATACTTACACCTTACTGGGAAAGAAGGGCAAGATCCAGTCCATGGCGGGGGTTACGATAACACCGCAGACCTACGCCCAGACTGTATGGAGCGCGTGGAAGCGCATGACCGGTAACGTGGAAATTGCGGGTGTACCACTCCCTCCGGCGAGTGTGGTTAAAAAGGGGTACCGGTATTGGATCGGCGGCAGCTACGTAGACGGGACCTTGGAAGATTTGGGAGTAAACCATGTCCCTTTTGACGGGGCGTCCTTTTCCGGTGTTTTGGCTAAGGGCGCCGAAAAGTGTAATTGGTATGGAAATAATATCCTGAGGAGTCCGCTGGAAATAACTGGAGATGGTATAAGAATGGTATACTCTACGGCGAATTTACAGTTTAACAAATTTTGTCCGAAAGAGTCAATAACGTTTTCCGCATTCAAGACCATAAGAGTATCTATCAAATTTAACGGCTCGTTAAGAGGCAAAGGACATGCCACTTTGATGGCGTATCGTTCAGACACAGCGAGATCTAACATTCTGCTGAATAACAGTACAGGATTGTTGAAAAGTACAACCATCGGAATGACCAACAGTGGAACGATATATACTGGAGATCTTGATATATCTGCGGTGAATGATGAAGGGTTTTTAACAATCCATTTTACGAATGCCGAAGATGTATCCTACACATCGTATTTTATTACTAGAATTGAATTTTTAGCATAGGAGGTAAGTATGAAATCATTAATAATCTACGACACAACCGGAACAATCTGGTCGGTGATCCACGGGCAGGACACAGTTCCAGCCGGAGTCCTCGGTCTGGTGGTCACGATCCCAGACGGCGCCACAGTCACCGGCGTTGATGTGAGTAATCCGGCCAACCCGGAACCGGTCTATCAGTATGACGGCGGCGGAGTCGATCTGCACGAGGAGGTCAAGGAACTACGCGCTATGATCGACGATATGTCCCTGATCTTGGCTGATGTGATTGGAGGTGCGTACCATGCTTAGTACGGCGGCAAAAAACATCTTGGTCTATGCACTTAAGATCAGGCACGAGCGCGGCGAGGACATCGAGGAAATTTTAAAGGGATACCGGAACCTGACCGACGCCGAGAAATACGAGGTCTTACGGGCAGTAACAGAGGAGGGATAACGTGGACGGTACAATCCAAAACTATACGCTTGATATGGCGGCAGATACCAAAAAAGAGCCGCTGAGAGTCAAGCAATATGATACCAACAGCCGGCAGGCACGGATCACGCTTAAGATGGGTGGTGAGCCATGGACGATCCCCTTTGGCTGCCAGATACACATCAATGTACGCAAGACAGACGGCACACTGGCAGACGCCACGTGTACACGGATTGACGAGCATACAGTACTGACACCGATTACCGAGCAGATGACGGCGGTAACCGGTACACAGTTGGGTGAGTTGTACTTTCTGGGATCAGATGGAGACATCAAAACACAGTCGTTCCCGGTCGTGGTCTACGAGGCTGTAATGGATCAGGTCCGGATTGAGTCCTCAGACGATTTCCAGTCCCTTCAGGGCGCGCTCCGGCAGGTGCAGATATCTACAGACATGGCAGATGCAGCGACTCAGTATGCCACAGAGCAGGGAGATCAGGCCAGAGACGCGGCCCAGCGTGCGGAAGATGCGGCAGCAAGTATTCAGGTGGCGGTTGATGCGGCAGCGGCAGCCAAAGTCAGTGAGACTAATGCTAAGACATCGGAGACGGCCTCCGCACAGACTAAACAGGAGGTCACGGATTATGTCGAGAGCCAGAAGGCGGCCTTTGTGGGATACTCAAAACGTGAGTCTGACAGCCGATACGCCAACGCCCTGACCAATTCAGTGACGGGGGAGGGCGGCGTAACCGTAGAGGACGCATGGACGGCTCCGGTGTTGGGGCTTGACGTGGTTGGTAAAAGCGAGCAGGCGACGACAACGGGGGCGCAGCTGTTGCCTCAGCCTCAATTCAATGATACTAAAAATGGCATTACTGTGAAAACGCAGATGGACGGTGGCATTTCTATAACGGGGACCGCAACATCTGCCATTGCATTTACGGTAGCAGAAATTCTGCTTCCGGCTGGGACTTATATCCTGTCGGGATTATCCGGTTTGGTTGTGGGCAGAATGTATTTTCAGCTTGTTGAAATAAGTGCACAGGGCGGCCAGTTTGTTGGTGAGCTGGCAAAGGTAGGCCCTGTTGCTAGTACGACCGTTACAATTGACCGTGATGTATGGGCGCGTGCAGAAATAAAAGTATTATCAGGGGTAACGGCAGACAGTATTTGTTACCCCATGCTTAACGCCGGAGATACCGCTCTCCCTTGGGAACCATACACCGGCGGCGCTCCTTCCCCTAGCCCGGATTACCCGCAGGACATTATCAGCACGGGAACGGTGAGCACGGGGAAGCAGATGTTAAATGCTGACACTATCGTGCAGGGTATGGTCAATGCTGAAACAGGCGCGCTTTCTGTTACACCTAGTTTTGTAAGCAGTGATTTTATACCTGTTAAGCCCGGAGATTATGTATTAAGTGGTGAGGGAATAAAACCATATTTAAATTATGTCATATATTTCGATAAAGAAAAAGTGATAAAGGGTAATTCAACAATTAAATCAAGCAACGGTAAATTTACCGTTACAGAAGGTATTGCATATGCCAGATTAAGATTTGTTTCAAAAACTGGAGCAGAAGGAACGGTGACACCTTCTGAGGTCGCCGCATTGAAACCCATGCTCAACGCCGGAGACACAGCCTTACCATGGGAGCCGTACACCGGAGGCAAGCCGAGCCCGTCGGTGGAGTATCCGCAGGAGGTGAAGGTGACGGCGACGGGGGGGAATCTGTTTAATGCGTCAAAAATAAAGACAATGAGCGCTTGGGGCGCAACTGTCACCAACAACGGAGACGGAAGTATAACTGTATCAGGAAGTGGCGTATTAACTGATTATATTAATCAGGCGATACTGTTTACAAGAGATCAAACACTCACAATATTAGGGGCAGGTAATTACTGCATGTCAGGTAAAAAAACATACCCTTATTTTTATTTTACACTTTACGATACTGTAGAAAAAAAGGTTGTGTTTGAGATTAATACAAAAGCCACGCCGTCTAAAGAAATAACGCAAAAATTAATAAATAATGAGAATGTAGTCTTGCGGATAGGATTTTACGGAGAGGCTAATACCCAAATTATACCAGGTGTAGTATGCCCTATGGTTAACGCTGGAGATTCCGCCCTCCCGTGGGCGCCTTACCAATCAACCTCAGCCACCATCACCCTGACCGAGCCATTGCGCGGGATCGGAGAGTACCGGGACCGGATCATGTGTAGGGACGGCGTGTGGGGGATTGAGCGGTGGGTCACTAAATTGACATTGGATGGGAGCGAAGATTGGGTTATATATGGTAATTCTTCATACATTTCATTTTATACTCAAAGCGTATGCTTACCTGTTTCCATGAACAAACGTGAGGGATTGTGTGAACAGTTAAGGGTTATGACAATTGGCGGCAAAAATCTAAATACTATATGGTTGGGAGCCAACAACAAGGTTGTGTATGCGATTGATAATCAATTTTACAATGACACATTGGAGGATAAAGGTCTTGCAAACTGGAAAGCCCATCTTGCAGAGTCCCCCCTCGAGATTATAACCTATTTAGACGCGCCCACCTGGGAACCCCTCCCCGCCGCTACTCAGCAGGCCCTCAACGCCCTGACGACCTACGCAGGTACAACACACTTGACGATCACCGCGGGCGGACCGGCACCAGAGGTAACTCTGGAATACGTCCAGGACACCCAAAAGGCCATAGAACAGCACGACACGGCCAACCGCCAGTACACCGACAACCAGATAGCGGCAATAGTAGCAGCCCTGCCGACAGCGACGCAGGCAGCTATTGTAGATAACCAGACAACTAAACTTTTACAGGAGGTATGAGATTATGAGTAACACAGTGATTTACACGTTAATGAGCAGCCTTATCACAAAAAGGTATTATGCAACCAAAGAGGAGGCCACGGACAAGCTGGGGGTATACTTTGCGTTTGATATGATCGATGCAGAGCAAATGACTGAGCTTGCATTACTGGCTGAGACGGTGTACGCGCCGCCGGCGGTTGAGCCGGAGATCCCGACAGAGCCGGAAATGCCGGTAGAATAAGGAGGACTATAAGGTGTGGAAAGATACGATGTAATTATCATCGTTGTAGGACTGATCACCACGGCCCTGACGATTGGTGCACCGGTGATTAAGCTTAACACGGCGATTACCCGGCTGATTGTAAAGTTGGACAGCCTGGGTAAAGATATGGACGATCTGGAGTTACATAACCATGAATCGCATAAAAGATTGTGGGATCATAACGATGAACAGGACGAGAAGCTGGCAGATCATGAGACGCGTCTGTCGGTGATCGAGAAGAAAGAGAGGAATTGACTATGGATTTTGGAATTGCGAGTGTTGCAGGAATTACAGTAATCTGCTATCTGGCTGCTATGGCCGTCAAAGCAACAGAGGTGGAGAATAAGTGGCTGCCAGTAATATGCGGTGTTATTGGGGCGGTGCTGGGCGTTGTGGGAATGTATTACATGCCTGGATATCCAGCCACTGACATTATTACAGCAATAGCAATCGGCATCGTCTCCGGGCTGGCTGCAACAGGTGCTGACCAGGTGTACAAGCAGCTGACAAAATAAGCTGTTGCGATATCGCAACGGTTGTAATATCACAACTTTTTATGGCCTGGGAGAGATCCTGGGCCCTTCTTAACTATGAAAGGTAGGAAAAATATATGAAGAAAGCAATGCTTAGTCAGCCGATGGCTGGAAAAACGAACGATGAGATTATTGCAACAAGGGAAAAGGCTATAAAGGTTCTGGAAGGCAAAGGACTTGAAATTGTGAACACCCTCTTTACAGATGAATGGTACAGCAACGAAAAAATGGTTGAGAGAGGAGTTGTACAAATTCCGCTCTGCTTTTTAGCAAAATCTCTTGAAAATATGAGCCTTTGTCACGCTGCATATTTTTGCAAGGGCTGGGAGAATGCGAGAGGCTGCCGCATTGAGCATGAGGCGGCCAAAGCTTATGGCTTGGAAATTATTTATGAAGAGGAGTAGATTATGCAGATTAATAAATTACTTACACCGTACAACCACAACACCGGTAGCATCGATCGGATTAAGTACATCGTGATCCATTACGTCGGAGCTTTGGGAGGCGCCCGCGCCAATTGTCAGTGGTACGCCGGAGGAGACCGCGGAGCATCGGCCCACTACTTTGTGGACTTTGATGGGGCCGTCTGGCAGTCAGTGGAGGACAAGGACATTGCCTGGCACTGCGGGGCTAAGTCCTACAGGCATCCGGAGTGCCGCAACGCCAACAGCATTGGCATTGAGATGTGTGTGCGCAATAAGGGCAGCCAGGCCGACACGAGCCGCGACTGGTATTTTGAGGACGCGACAGTGGCCGCAGCGATACGGTTGACGCGTGAGCTGATGGACAAGTACCATGTGCCTGCTGATCACGTGATCCGACACTACGATGTGACCGGCAAGATCTGCCCGAATCCGTATGTGTACAACACGACAGCGCATACATGGGGCGCGTTTAAGGCAGCGCTGGAGGAGCCGACGGTGGAGGTTAAATCTGGCTGGAGCCAGGAGAACGGCGGCTGGAGATACTACCTGGGCGACACCGGACAGCCCGTGCGTAATGCATGGTACAAGGACGGCCAGGACTGGTACTGGTTCGATGGCGCCGGCATGATGGTCCATAACACGTGGTATCAATATAAGAACGTTTGGTACTATCTGGGGGACGATGGAGCCATGTGCAGAGGCCAGGTGACGGTTGATGGAAAGTGGTACATCATGGATAACGCTGGCCGCATGATCGTGGAGCCGGTGGTGTTGACGCCTGATCAGAATGGGGCGATGCAATGGCCGGGGCTGGCAGAATAATTTAAGTGTAAAAAATACCGTCGAGAATTGTCGTTGTTTGACAATTGATTTCCATATCCTTCCAATTTATCCTTAGATTAGTAAAGGTGCTGGAGGTTTATGCGATGAACAACAGAAAAATTAAGGAAGTTTTGTGGGATTTGGGTGTTGGCAATAAATATAAGGGATTCCAATATTGCATTTATAGCTTGGAACTTGCGATTGAATCTCCTGACCGTCTAAACAGTATAACAAAAGGCATATACCCTGATGTGGAGAAGAAGTATAAAACAGGGGTAAATTGTGTTGAGCGGGATATCAGGACTGTGGCAGAGGTGGTATGGAAAAATGGAGGTAAGGAATTATTTATTAACGATTTGACTGGAGATGTATTTGAGAAAAGACCTACTAATGCTAAATTTTTGGAAATATTATTGCATTATATTTTATCAGATGCACCATGTCAGAAATGCAAAGTTGCCGAGGATTATAAAGAACGGCTGATAAAGCTGGAAGAAGAAAATAGAAGGCTGGAAGAGACAATAATGTGGATGCATGATCTGATATGGAAATTTATAAAAGAGTATAGTAACAATAAATAAACAGCAAGAGGGCGGTCCGAGTGGGCCGCCTAATTGCTTTTTATTTTAAATATTTCAATAATTGGATTAAATATTCTCCATCCAAATCTGTTTCGTCTCTGTCCAATGTTCTTTTCCCAAAAACGGTAAAGCCATTTGCTTTGTAAAAATCCAGCAGTTTACACTTTTCTTCACATTCTAAATATACGAATCTTCCACCAATTTCATTCTGAATTTCTCTAACTTTAGTAGTTGCCATTTGAAGCAAATCGGATCCTGAAATTAAATAATTATTTCCATCTGCAAAGTTTTTGCCGAGCTGTGCTATTAATGGGGCTGGGACTATGTATTCCTTAGTAGCCGGATTAAAAGAACCGTGGTTTCCCATTCGCTTTGCGGTTGTATTGCTGATGGAATCTTTCGATACCCGAATATGCTTTGATGCTATGGTATAATAGCCGACCCAGCACTTTTCTCTTTCGTCATCGGATTTCCAATATACTAAAGTTGTACGTGATAGATATTGTTTTGAAAATTCAATGGCTTTATATTTTATAAATGTCTCCACATCTTTATTAACAGGGCACACAAAAGAGGAGAGAATAGATTTTACTTTATTCTCTCCCAGTTTGGATATCATATCGTTTAGTTTAATTTGAACAAACTCTGCCATAATTATTGTATATCAAAGAATTCTTTGATTTTATCTCCTGTTAGTTCTGAACATTTTCTGCTGATCTGCACTTGCTCAAACCTCATGTTTTTAGCATTATCCATTGCCTCCAAAAATGTATGAGCAAGACGCTGTTCTTTAATAGAGACATCTTTAAGAATGCTTTTCGTTGCCATACGTATCACCTCCCGAATATTGTTGGCACTGTTGCTGTTATCTTATGTTAGACAACACAAAATCGTGTGTAATTGCATTATATGATACAATACACAACTATAAGAAACCTTATGTAATTTCATTATAACGTGTTTTAACGAGAAGTCAACGGTTAAATATTGACAAAATGAGAAATTTTTATTAATTTTTATTGACTTTATAGCAAAATGCGGAAAATCTAATATTATTAGATAATTAAGCAAACATACATTCGTAAATTGACTGATAATAGAACATAGAATCTTATGGCATTGTGACAGCGGGTGTTGATCGGCGCAGGTGGTGTGGCTGGTGATAAAGTGAAAAAGCCTACGTGATCCGTTTGAAGATATTGCTGTCATGTTATAAAATTTGTAATTGAAGCCATACTACTACTGTGCTTGGAACAACAGGCGGTTATCAAACTCATGGGAAAGTGCAGCAATAAGAAAAAAAGATATGCTTTGGAGCTGTTAAAATTATTTATGAAGGCTTGCGCTGAATAAAAAGTCCTGTGTAATCGAATATCTCCTTTACAAAACAATATATGCGTGCTATAGTGTTAATGCTTTTTGCTTTTCTAACTTGCGGCTTAGCTATATTGGCGGCCGCATTTTGTGTAAAATTACAATAAAGTATAAAATGGTGTTGATTTATTTGTATATAGTGATATAATTCTTTTGTCAACCCTTCTCTTAGGTCGTCCAGGTATATCCCAATCCCCATACCTGGACGACTTTTGCGTGTGAATTCGTCACAAACCGATCTGAAAACTTCTAAGAGGCCTAGACACTGAAAAGAATGCCTAGACCTCTCGGAGAAAATATAGGTTGTTGGAGATTAAACTTCCGTTCGCATGTTTAGTATATCACTTTAGCAGGCGTTTGGCAAGGGGGAGGGGCGGCAGCTCCCCCATGGCTCCGCCCTGTCTCCTACATCAGTCGGTATCTGGTGTCCGACGTTCGTTGCGTCAAAAACCACATTGCAGTAATATCCGTATTAAGGATCAGTTCAGCCATCTCACGGGTCGCCTGGTATTTTGCGTTTCTGGCTATCTGAGCATGGCGCTGGTAGGTCTCAATTATTTCAAAAAGCAATTCATCTGTTCGGTTCATCTTTTTTCTTTTCTCTCCTTTAATTATATATTTCGCACTATCAGAGTATACAGCTGGATATCTTAATGCACTATCTGTTTTAGAAGATCGGAAGAGCACA